TTATGTTTAATGTGGAACTAGCAGAAGTTGCCGAATCTCTGATTGTGTACGAGGTTGGCAACTCTAAAGTAGAACCAGTCATAGTTACAGTTCCACTATTAATTGTCATTGTACCTAAACCACTTCCAAGATTAATTGTTGTCCCACCTATAGTCGTGGTACTTGCAGATAAATTAGCGGTAGCCCCTCCTATCGCAAGAGATCCGGTCAAAGTTAATTGTGCTGCATCTTCTGATCCGGGAGAATTTACTGTTAATGCCGTATCATCGGCGGTTGTTGTTACATTTCCTTTGTGTGTACCGACAAAATTAGAAGCAGTTAGTGTACTTGTACTTGGAACATAACTTAAAGCAGTTGTAGATGGATCGGCATATAGAGTCAACCCAGAACCAGATCCGGTAACAAATGTTGGATAGAATGTGCTACCAGTATTATCCGCAGTAACAGCCAAACTCGACGCAGATACGGCTCCCCAAGATAATGTACCAGAACCGTTTGTTGTCAGTACGTGTCCAGTGGAACCGTCGGCAGATGGGAGAGTAAATGTTACGGAAGTTGCAACTGATGCTGGGGCTTGGAACGCAATGTAATCAGAACCACCACCAGTTTCAATAAAGCGAATGTCGGCACCACCAGAAAGAGAAAGATCACTGGTAAATGTACCACCCGACTTTGGCATAAAGGTGGTATTAATAGCACTTTGTGTTGCTAGTTTTGTGCTACTAGTCCAATCCGCAGGGGATGTTTCAATTTGAGCACCAACCCAAATTGGAGTTGTGCTACTATCATCAGCGGTCTTTAACCAAATCTTTGGTGTGCTTGTATTTGCTGCCAATTCACCAGCGTTTGTTACTTGTGCTGCTGATGGATCTGTTGTACCACGCTTAATCTTAATAGTTGCCATTTAATTCTCCTTAATAAGTTCCACCGTCTAGTTCCATACCAATACCCAAATATTCTTCCTCTGTGTCGGTATTGCCGCGTATTCCTGTATCAGTTTCAATGTAACCCGATACGATAAGATTACCAGTAATATGTATATCTCCAGTTAATACTGGATTATTTGCAAATACCAAAGAACCAGTTCCGGTTTTATCTGAAATTATACTTGCCAATTCCGTAGAAGTTGTATTGGCAAATACACTTAGTTTGTTTGTAACATATGCAACAGTACCACCTGTACCAAACGCAATAGATGCGGCATCAGTACCAGAAAAAGACAAAGTGTTATTTACTGTAAATGTTTTATTATTACCAATTGTTAATGTTGCGGCAGTTGCCGGTTGTGTGATTGTAACTTTATTGAATGTACTTGAAGTTAATGAAAGAAAACTAGTTTCCTCAATTTGTTCTACACCAAAAGCAGTAATCCAAGATAAAGTACATTGTCCGTTACTTGTGCTGTTTATGGACAACAGTTGTCCAGCAGTTCCTGCACCCGGAAATCTGTAATGTGTGTCTCCGGATAAAGACGATTGTGCCAAAAAAGAAATATAATTGCTACCGTTTCCGGTTGCTTCATATAATTTTATTCCTGCTATATTTTTAAATTCAAGATAAGAAGTTGTACAACCACTTCCGCATGTGGCACTATCTTGCCAAGTTAGTTTAGATGAAGAACCAAAAGCACCATTATTATTAAATTGAATTTCGGTATTATTTCCGGCAGGATTGCCTGCTCCACCAGTTGCGTTACCATCGACAATTAAAGCAATATTATCTGTAGAATTATCACCGATATATATTTTTTTATCGGGGATATTTATAGCCATCTCACCCAACTCTAGATCGGCTGGTACGTTTCCGGGTGTAAGCGAACGTTTAATTTTAATCGTCACATCGGACATTAAAATTCCCCACCATCAAGAGTCGCAAATTCAATAACATCTACTTTTAGAATATCTAATTTACCTGCACTATCCACCGTCAATATAGAACTTGGTGCCAATTCTCCCATAGGATGTTGCAACCAACCTTGAATAGTCGTGAGTGTTGGTTCAGCAACAGGTACAACTAACGATGTTAACTCGGTAACAGCGGCATTTGCTCTTTTATCGTAGTAGTAGATCTTTTTTGCCATTATGGTACTAAAATAGTTGTAGTCTTTGTAGATGCTTTCTTTATTACTACTCTATTTATAGTACCTCTTTTATGTGTGGCCTTGCTTCTTTGGGTTTCAGTCACTACTAATTTTCTCATGCTGCCTCCACGACAAATTTACCCTTCAAGAGCATAGTTTCTACACCATTTAAGTGTCTAACTAGAGTATAAAAATAGGTAGTAGGTTGGAGTTGATCCATAGTTTCTGCGGTTATTTGTAGGGTAGCAACACCATTTGACACGGTAATTGTACCATAACCAGACTCAGAGGATGGGAATGGAAGAACTCCTTCAACGATAGCACCATTTGAATGAACTTCAAATAAGGTATCATAAGGTAGAATTGATTTTTTAACATAAAAAGACAACTCACCCTGTCCTAAATTTATGGCAGTTCCATCGTTTTGAGTGTATTCAAATTCTACAGAATAATCAACACCAAATTCTGCATGTAAGTCGTATATTCCTGCGTCCATTATTTTTTACCCTTTCCGATATGATATTTAGGGCAAAGTTCCCATTCGGTCTTTTCCTTAAATGGAATTATCTTTATTTGATTTAAAGGAGTCAAAATGCTGTTTAATTTTTCCTTATCAACAACGGTTAATAAATTCCATTCCTCTAATAACTTTGCAATCGTATTTCTTCTACCGATATCGGTTTCATCTATGTCAGAACTTAATCCATCCAGAAGAAATAATTCTTTAAAATGCACAATGTAATATTTACTTCTTTTATGTAAAATATGACAGGATTGGTACAATTTCTTCTCTTTTTTGGAAGAAACGCCAATTCTTGTCAATGTTTCTTTAATTTTTAAAAAGGATTCAGAATCCTTAAGTTGCACTTCCAGCAGCGAATTGATTTCAATACTATTCTGTTCCATAATAATAATCCATATTAGTAAACTTCTCCTAATATGTATAATTATTACTTTCTAACCCCGCCAGTAAGGTTGCGTATATATGCAATATGTTCTTTTGTCAACAGAGGCAAAACCTCTAATGCTTTTTTTGTAGAATAATTGTAGTATTGCTTAATCAATTCCAGATCGTCACTATGATCCTTCTTATCCCATTTAGAAAACCGCTTACGCTTACGGACTACCATACGCAAATAGTCGTATTGTAGTTTCTTGGGTAACAGATGCTTCTGATTCATTTCATTTGCATGAAACAGAGTATCCGGAAAATACGATAAAGATCGGTTAATAATATACGGAGAATATTCCTTTTCCAGTAAAGGATCTTCCAAAATATTCTTTTTGGTAATATTGATGGAATTTAACCAATCTGTAAGTTTCATTTGAAGTTGCACTCCATCATCACTTGCACCAAACAAGCAGTCATATTGATTTCTTGATCGGCAACAAATGCAGACTTATACTGATATTCGGAAATAATCAATACAAAAGTAGGAATGCTTTCGGGTTCCATTGTATCCTGCAATCCCTCATACAACTTACGGAACACTTGAGATTGATCGTTGTCTAAGTTTGCAACAACCCACTTTCGAACAGCAGGAAAGTTTTTCTTCTTCATTGCATCGGTTAGATCATCAATATTAAGATCTCCGACTTCCTTAAGAATACCAACATCAATTTCACCGGAAACAGAATAACGCTGCAACTCGTTCAAAAGTCTGCGTAGATCTGGTGCATGACGCATGATGAGTTTAACAAGAACCTTCTCATCATACTTTACCTTTTCTTTGTCCAGAATGAACTTCAAACGATCCAAGATGAATGGACCAAGTTTCATCTTGTCCTTCGGGGTAAACTTGAAATCAATGCATGTGCATCTAGAATGCAGAGGTTCAATCACTCGATTCTTAAAGTTGCAAGTCAAAATGAATCGGCAATTATCTGCAAACTCTTCGATAAATCCTCGGAGAGCAGGTTGAGTTGACTGTGGATTTGAATAATCAAACTCATCTAGGATCACTGCTTTGCGGTTTCCTGTCAAAGACACGGTGCTGGCAAAGTTGCGGATCTTTGTACGCAGAGTGTCAATGTTTCCATCTTCAGAGCAGTTGATGATAATCCACTCCATGTCAAGTTCGTTGCATAGAGCCTTTGCAACAGTTGTTTTGCCACAACCTGGTCCCCCAGAAAGGAGAAGGTTCTGGAGTTCTCCAGAACCAACCATTTCCTTGAAAGTCTTCTTTAGACTATCGGGAAGAACACAATCATCAACTTTCTGCGGACGGTATTTTTCCACCCACAAGAATGTATCATTGTTTGTTTCCATATATTATCCGTTGTACTTTGAATCCGGTTCTAGTGCAATCCAATACGATAGATTCATTGTTTCGTGAGTAAACTTACTAACAACCTTTTCTGTGATTTCTACATTGTAATCACCATAGATCAACTTTAGATTTTCTACCTTAAAGTAGAATTCAAAGTCTGCATTGGTATCACCCAAATCGACCGAATAACTATTTGAGGTATCGTCGTTCTTGTCGAGCGCAACAAGTTCCATTCTACCATCATTAGACCGCACGGCAATATCAGGAAGTTGCAGAACAGATGCTGCCTTTTGCAGTTCTGTAAAGTTCTTTTGGGTTAACTTGAAGTTTACCACACCAGCAGGCATTTGAATCTTCTTTGTGGGTGTGGTCAACAACTTTGGTTCACAATAAAAATACTTAACAGAAGAACCATTTGAACCAGAAATAACCACATACTTTTGGTGGAATTCAAATTCAGGATCAGTAAACAAACTCACAGTTCCAAGGAACTTGTTAAGATCCCAAACACCAAACTGAGTATCGAATGTTTCGTCTACAGTTGCTTCTGCTAGAACATTCTTTACTGGGGAAATCGTGGTGATAACATTACCCGGATTTACTAGAATGTTGGAATTAATTGATGCATAGTTCTTGAGGATATCAAGAGTTTTCTTTGAGAGTTTAATTGTAGTTGCTGTAGTCATTGTATAGATTCTCCTTTAGACTTCTCTGTAATATACTCGACACTCATACGATTTTCAATTTCTTTTTTGCGACTATTTTGCATTTCAATAGGTTCTTGACTTGATGGCTTGTATGGTTGAAATCCTGGCATGTCCAAAGGACACCAAACCTTAGGATAGTCGAGTTTGCCATAGTTTTCTTTACCATCCACAGTCAAATCTATCAATTGAGTTCCTTGCTTATCTCCACACCCACAAGCACCACAATAGAATGAGTTTGGAAATTTATCACTTTCTTTTCTATTTGAACACGGAATGAGATTATCATCACCATGACAACTCAATTGTCGCAATGTTTTTGTTTCTGGTATTACTTTTTTATTAGTAACGCCGCGAGATGCCATTGATTTAGCAAATGAAGCGGCTTTATGCATAATATTTCTTTGATTCGCCATTGCTTGCTGACGAAGTATGTTTTCATCTGGGGTTTCCATAATCAATCTCCATTAAAAATCTTGAATGTCATTCATAAGATTCTTCAAACCCTTTTCAACAAAATAATTAAAAATCTTGCTGCGATCTACTGTAATTGGTTTGTTGTATTCCGCAAGAATTGCCTGCTCATACTCTTGAGGTATGTAGGACAGATCTACCAACATTTGGTTGCGGTTCCAGTTACTTTGTAGATCGTTTGGCACATTACCTGTGCTAGACCAAGTGTCCAACTTCTTAGATGATAGTGGCTTTTGTCGCTTACCATCTACTGCAAAAACATCATCATCTGAAAGAATATTTGGAATACCATCTCCAGAATCCCCGCGTACAATGTGTTCAAACAAAAACTTATCGGGGGATTCACAGGTAATAAATCCCTTTTGATTTGGGCTATATTGAACAATATTTGGATATCGCATCAATTGCTTGAAATCTTTATCACCGGAAACGATCAAAATCTTTTCCTGCGTGTGATAATGCTTAGACAAAGTGGCGATAATATCATCGGCTTCACATCGTTCAATCTTCATTGTGCGATATGGCATATTTTCCGCAACTTCATTACGAATCTTAGAAAGAGTTTCAAAAACTTGCTTCCAATAGAATTCATCTTTTGCTTGCGTCTTTTTACGGTTAAACTTATAAAGCGGAAAGATATCTTTACGCCAATAATTACCGGCGTCTTGACAAATTACAAGTTCACCATACTCCTGATGGAATCTATTTCGATAGTAACGATATGTGTTTAAAGTAATATGTCGAATCATATCTTCATCTAACTGATCCGGTGAATCATATTGAGAAAAGATAGATGAAAGTACGATTTGTGTATTGTCAATTAGA